ATGCCCCCCGAGGAGCAGTTCGTCCTACACCTGCTGCGGCTCGAAAACCTGCTCGTCAAGGTCAATGACCGGCTGAGTTACGCCGACAAGGCCGAGGACTACGAACTCATCGTCAAGCTACTCGACAGGATCGCCGCCCTGCAGGCCCTGAACCTCGATGTGAAGCGCGATGCCGAGGACAGGCTGGCCGCGCTCACTCAGGCGCAGACCGCCATCATCCTCCAGGCAGTATTCGCCATCCAGACCGGGCTCCTCCAGCACGTCGAGGCCGCGTTCGAGAAGCACAAGACCATCAAGGCCATCAAGGGCGAACTAACCGGCCCGGCCCTCACCACATTGTTCCAAGCAGAGGCGCAGCGCGTCTTCACAGAAGGAGTCGAGGAATGAGCGAAGGCATCTACACAAAGGATGTCGTGGACATCCTTGACCTCTTTTACGCCAACGACGGCGAGGAGCCGGACTGGGCCGCGATCAAGACCCGGCTGTTCAGCATCACGGACTCGCACTACAAGGTCATCATCTCGCTGCTGCGTGCCTTCTATGCCGTGTACGAAGACCCCGCGAGCTTCGCCACTGTCATGTACCGGCTCGGTGTGGAGATGCCTGACCAGTAGCCTGTATTCCTGTAGCTATATAATGGAATTATGGGAAACCAGAAAACTATAGAGGATCGCCTGTTTGAGGTCGTAGTCCTCGACAACGGGTGCTGGGAGTGGCAGGGCTACGTTGACAAAGGTGGTTATGGCCGGATATGCGTCCGCCGCAATGGCGTAAAGACCTGCCCGACTATCCATAGGTACTTCTATGAGGAGCTTGTGGGCACACCACCAGAGGGCGCTCACCTTGACCACACATGCCACAACGAAGACCTCACCTGTGCAGGCGGCTCGGCCTGTAGACACCGTAGGTGTGCCAATCCTGACCACATGGAACCTGTGACGCCTGCCGTCAACATCAGGAGGGGCAGAGGAGAAGCAGCAAAGAACGCTGTCAAGACACACTGCCCGGAGGGTCACGAATACACGCCGGAGAACACCTATGTGGAACCAAAAGGCAGCAGGGTCTGCATGACGTGCCGGAAGGTGATCCAGAAACGTCATTATGACAGTGAACAGGGTGGGGAGAAGAAGCGTGCATACGCGAGGCAGAGGCAGCGCGAGTTACGCAAAGACCCTGAGCACAAGCTCAAGAGAAACGCTTGGGAGCGGGAACGTTACCGGCGCAGGAAGGCAGAAGCTGCATGAGTATCGCTGAAGCAATGCGGGATGCCGCCAAGGAGTTGGAGCAAGCCGCGCTCAATGAGCGCTACAAAACGGATATTGCTCTGTGGGCCAAAGACAAGCTTGGCTATACGCTCTGGCGCAAGCAAATTGAAATTGCGGAAGCTCTGCTGAAATACCGCCGTGTCGCCGTGAAGTCCGGGCACGGTGTAGGCAAGTCCTTTGTTGCGTCCATTATCCTCGCCTGGTGGGTCGATACTCGCAAAGACCTTGACTCCATTGCAGTCTCCACGGCACCCACGCAGCCCCAGCTTGGCATCATCTGGGAGTACCTGCGAGATCATCACCGCAAGGCCGAACTCTTTGGGCGCATCACGCTGGAGAACGAGTGGAAGTCGGACAACGACACCTTGCGTGGCATGGGCCGCAAGCCATCAAACACAAACGAACATGCATTTCAAGGGGTGCACCGCCGTAATGGTGTCCTTGCCTTGTTGGATGAGGGGTGTGGTATCCCTGAAACGATTTTCACTGCCGTTGATGCCATTACTACGGGTCGATGGGATGCTGCGCTGTGTGTGGGCAACCCCGATGACGTGAACACCCCGTTCGGCGCCATCTGGAAAAACAACGACGAATCCTGGCACAAAATCACCATCAACTCCTACGACTCCCCCAACATCACGGGCGAACCCTTCCCGGAGGACGCACGAGGCGGTCTGGTCACTCTCGACTGGATCGAATCCCGCAAGAAGAAGTGGGGTGAGGACTCACCACGCTTCAAGTCCAAGGTGCTGGGCGAGTTCACGATGGACGGCACCAACGCGCTGTTCCCCGAGGGCACACTGGCCATCGGTCGGAACACCGAACTGGCCATCAAGCAGGAATCCAAGCCCCGCCTCGGCTGCGACATCGCCCGCATGGGTGAGGACTACACCGTCATCTACATCTACCACGACGGTGTGCTCCGACTCCTGGACAAGTGGGCCAAGGCCACCACGGTGGAAACAGCCAACCGCATCGTACAGCACGCCTTTGCCGAGGAGGCGTGCGAGGTCCGCATCGACGGCGTGGGCCTCGGTGCCGGTGTCTATGACCAGGTGGTGGCCAAGTCCCAGCAGCGCTTCGAGACCATCGGCATCATCGGCAACGCAGCCTCCTCCGACATCGACAAGTGGATCAACTTCCGTGCCGAAATGTACGACACGATGCGCGAGGACATGCTGAACGGGCGCCTCGACATCGACGGCGAGGACACCGAACTGAACAAGGAACTGGGCGAACTGGAGTACCACTTCAAGAACACCCGGAACTCCCTGCAGGTGGTCTCCAAGGAGGAGATCCGGCTGAAGACCGGCAAGTCCCCTGACTACGCCGACGCCGCTGCCTACGCCGCCGTCACCCTGCCGGTCGATCCGACCAACCCTGTGAGCAAACTGAAGCCGGGCGAGACGTTCGAGGTAGACCCCTCGGAGTGGCTGTTCGAGTGGGAAAGTCAGATTAGTCCTCTCTGATTTCGTATTTTTGTATTCCTGATTCCCTAAAGTACAGACTGATAAAATGGGTGGAGGCCGTCCCATTTCAGACGCGACTTTAGGGAGTTTCATGTCCAGGAAAAACGCATCGCGTCAGCGAGTGGCACTTTCACCGCACGCAGGCACCCAGATGGCGGAAATTCTGGAGGTCAAGTCCGAGAACGCAGCCTTGAAGCAGGGCGTCGAGTTCCTGCAGGAGTCCTTGGCCGACGTGAAGCTCGCGCTGGATAACGTGGGCTGGAACCCGCTGGGCTTCGACGCCGGGGACATGCAGGAGCTTCCGCTCCAGACCATCAAGGATCAGACCAAGCTGACCCGTGCCATTGCGGTCATCAACCCCCTCATCAAGCGGGGTATTTCGGTGCGTACTGCGTACATCTGGGGCAACGGCATCACCTTGGACGGTCTGGACGAGGAAAGCCCGTTCTGCAAGAGCGCCGTCAACCAGAAGTACCTGCTGTCCGAGAAGGCCCAGATGGAACTGGAGTCCTGCCTTGCCACGGACGGCAACTTCTTCCTGCTGGTCACCAAGGAAGGCGTGAAGACCCCCCGACTTGACCGTGTGCCCCTCTGGCAGATCACCGGAACCATCACCAACCCGGAGAACGCCGAGGAAATCTGGTTTTACCGGCGCGAATGGGTGCGAACGGTGACAAAAGCGGGCTCCGAGGAGGAGGTGGCCACCAAGATCATCGAATACTTCCCGGCCATCGACTTTGACGAGGAGATCGGCAGGCCGCGCCGGTTCAAGGGCAAGAAGGTCAACTGGGACTCCCGCATCGCGGCCCACAGCGTGAACAAGCAGACCGGCTGGAAGTGGGGCGTCCCTGACCTCATGCCGGTGATGTTCTGGGCCAAGGCACACAAGGAGTTCCTGGAGTCGCAGGCCACGCTGGTCAAGGCGTACTCCCGCTACGCCTTCAAGGTCTCGGCACCGTCCAACGCAGCAGCCAAGGGCGCAGCCACCAAGGTCGGCACGGCACCGACGCTGGACCCCATGAACGGGCAGCCTCAGTCCGTGGGCGCTACTGCCGTCACCGGCAACGGCGCGACGATCTCGGCAATGGGTCGCACTGGCGGCTCGGTGGACTTCGAGGCCGGGCTCCCGCTGGCAGGCTACGTGGCCGCTGGCCTGAACGTGCCGCTGAACGAACTGACCGCCGACGCCGGAAACGCCAACCGAGCCTCTGCGGAAACCCTCTCAGGCTCCAACGAGAAGGTCATGCGGGCACGTCAGGCCGAGCACAAGATGTTCTTCGAGTCGATCTTCACCTACCTCGGCATGGAGGTGAAGGTGTCCTTCCCGAAGATCGAGGAGGAGGCCGTCTACCGCCAGATCCAGTCGCTCGTCTCGCTGATGCCACTGAACGTGTTCTCCGATGTCGAGATGCGAACCCTCATCATCCGGGCGCTGGACATCCTCGACATGGACGAGGACAAGATCCCGTCCAAGGAGGAACTGGGCAACCTGATCCTGCAGGCGACGATGGCAGCCGAAGCCGCCGAGAAGCAGGCCGAACTGGCTGCCAAGGCTGGCCCTGCGGGCACCCCCGGACCCAAGGCCCTGCCCGGCGCCAACGCCAAGGGGCCGAAGAAGGCTGACAGCACAGCAAAGTCCTACGGCGACAACTCGTACCGCAAGGACGCCTCGAACGCCGCCCGCACCGGGGCCAAGGGCTAAGACCAAGATCAACAGTTAGGAATTGAAATGGGTAATGCTTACACCGACCTCGTGGTCAAAAGGCGCATGGAGGAGATGGCTGAAGACTACACACCAACAGCGGAACTAAATGCCACAATCGGGACACAGGTTTCCACTCCCGGCAACGCTGCCCGTGAAGCGCTGGACGGCATCTACACCCAGCCCCTCGGGAACCGTGTGGGCATCCTTGGCGACTCGATCACCAACGCCAACGAGCTATACACCATCTCGGGCGGATACATCACCACACCCGGCGCAGGATACTTCTACCAGGCCAACATGCACCTTCGGAACGCCCTCACCCTTACCGCCGAAGCTGGCGTGTCCGGTGAACGTACCGAACAAATCCTTGCCCGCGTGAACGAAGTCCTCAGTGTCGGCTCCGACATCGTTGTTGTCCCTGCCGGAACCAACGACGTGTTCTTCGGGCGCACCTCGGCGCAGATCATCGAAGGCCTCACCGACCTCTACGACGCCCTCCGCGACGGCGGTGTGCAACTCGTCGCCGCCCCGCACATCATCCCAGCCGCAACCTACACGTCAGCGCAACGGCAGATCGTACTCACCGTGAACCAGTGGATCACCGCCTACTGCCGGGACGAACCCAAAATGGTTGCCGTTCCGTGGGCGGCACCGCTCACCGACCCCGCCACAGGGCTCCCGGCAACCGGGATGACCTATGACGGGACGCACCCGACCAGCACCGGGGCCGCGTTCATGGGCAAGGTACTGGCCGACGCGCTCCGCCCCTACATCCGGGGAGAGGCGGCACTGACCTACTCCAACACGGACGAAACCAACGCTCTGACCAACGGCCTGATGACCGGCGACAGCAGCGGGTACGCCACCGGATACTCCAACGTCGCCACAGGCTCGCCGGTGTTCACCGCACGCAAACGCGCGAGGACGGACGGCGGCCCCGGCGAATGGCAGGAAATCGAACTGACCTCCGGCACCGTGCAGTTGCAGTGCGAATCTGGTGCGGCGGGCACCGCCTGGCAGGTAGGTGACACGGTGCAGGCGTTCATCGAAATAGACACGGACAGCGACCTCGACGCCGTGACAAAGATGGAGGTCTACCTTCGCGGCTGCGTGAGCGGCGGAGGGCTCGTCAACCAGTCAGCAGGACTGTTCGACTCCTACACATCACCGCGCCGCCCACCCGTGGACAGGGGCGTCATCGCCACGGTTCCGCTGCTCGTCACCGCAACCATGGTCAAGTTCCAGCTCCGCCTCCAAATAGCAGGCGCGGGCGTCATCAGGACAGGCCGCTGGACTATCAGGAAGGTCGCCTAACATGGTGCTTGAAGTAGCCCCCGTTTACGGACGCCCCGTCCCCCTCGACAAGCTCTCACGCGACTTCGAGTCCATCGCCGCCGAAGTCATTGAGATGCGCGACGGCATCGTTGAGGCCGAAATCCCCGAGGTCACGAAATTGACGTTCTACGCGGGCGACCTAAACCCCATGTCCGGTTCGCCGGGACAATCTACCCTCGCCAACCTGGGTGTCGTCCCCTCCTGGGGCCTCGCTAAGTCCGCGGTCATGACCGTGGGCGTGATGACCGAATTGCCCTCCACCTGGGTTACCTACAACATCACCCTGCTCGGCGCACCGCGGGACGGCACGGGCGGGGATGTGGCCTTCCGGCACGTCCGCTCCAACGGCGGCGTCGGTGACACCTTCGCCAGCGGATCAATCACCGGTTCCGTGGTCACCCACACGGTAGGAACCACCGCTGGCATCCTGCAATCCGTAGCCCTCGCAACGGGACTCGCCGTACCGTCCGCTGGTGATTACGTCGGCATCCAGATCGCCCGCCGAGTAGCAGAAGCATCCGACAACTACACCGGAACGTTCGACCTCGCCGCCGTCCTCATCACCAAGGCCAGCTAGGTTTCCTTACGACCGGTTAAGTGACGTTCCCTCAGACCCCAAGGCAGCCCGTGCGCCTTGGGGTCTGTGTGTTTGTATTTATTTTCTAGGTGATATAGAGCTACTGGTAAGATTGATCTTGACGAACGGAGACTTTTATGTCCATCACGCAAATCAGTGAGGCAAAGGCGCTTTCGCCTGCCAACCTGACCGGCAAGACGTGGAAAATCAGGATCATCGAGGGTGACCGTCAGGGCTCATCGGCCTACTACCCCAAAGAGGCCCTGGAGTCGGGCAAGCACCTGTTTGCTGAGGGCACACGCATCTTCCGCAACCACCCCTCGGCCAACGAGCGGTGGGACCAGCCCGAGCGTCGTATTGAGGACATCATCGGCTGGCTCTCCGAGGACGCCACCTTCGACGGCAAAGACCTCTACGCCAACGCCACCTTCATCGAGTCCGAGCAGGGCCGGATCAAGGAACTGGCCGAGGCCGGACTGATCGGCATGTCGATCCGGGCATCCGGCGAGATGGTCGAGGGCAAGAACGGCATGGAACTGAAGTGTTTCAAGGCCGTCCATTCCGTGGATGTCGTCACGCAGGCCGGTGCCGGAGGCGCGTTCACCAAGCTGCTCGAATCAGCACAAGTTTCTGCATCCGAGAGTGGTGCAGAGTCCCTAGAAGAAAAGGAATCCACTATGGACCCGAAGTTGGAAGCGGCTCTGGACGCTCTCGTTGAGTCCGGCAAGGCAAGCGCTGAGGCGATTGCCAAGCTGGTAGAGCGCGCCGAGAAGGAAGACGCCGAGAAGGCAGCCGCGCTGGTCGAGGCCGAGCGCAAGGAGAAGGAAGCTGAGGAAGCCAAGGCTCCGAGTGCTGCCGAGATCGCAGGCAAGTTGGTCGAGGCCGAACTGCCCAAGGCTGCCCACGCCAAGGTCATCGCTGCTGTTGAGGGCGGGGCTGACCTGGAGGAAGCCATCAAGGCTGAGCAGGAATACCTGAAGACGATTGTTGAGGAGTCCGGCAAGGCTTTCGCTGGCAACGGCTCCGAGGAAGTGAACGAGTCCGCCAAGCCGGGCTCCAACATCGGAAAGTCCATCTTCGGCTAATTAGGCGGTGATCCATATCTCGCCCGTTGCAGGTGGCCTTTCGGGGCAATGCAGCAGGGCGGGGTGGAACGCCTAAAGAAGTGATTCATGAGGCGCCCATTCCCGCCCACTGACTTACTATCCCTGTATCAATTTACAATGCCGTACAATTATAGTAAGCGCGGCATTAGTGGCAACGAAAGGCCAACAAAATGGCAACAAACTTTGTCTTCAAGGAAGCGGATTACATTTCGCTTCCCGTACCGACCGGCACCAAGGCAGGCAAGCCCCTCCGCATCGGTGCCCTGAACGCTGTCACGGTGACCGCTGAAGGTTCCGTTACCGAAACCATCACCCTCGGCGCTGGCGCTTCCCTCGTCCAGCCCTCCGGCGCTGCTTCCGGCAACGAGCCGGGCTACGCCTCGGTCGCGCTGAAGGGCTCCGCAATTCTGGATGTCACCGGCATCACCACGCCCGGCACCCCGGTCTACATCAAGACCTCCGACAACACCTTGCAGGTCACGGCTGCCGCTGGCACCAAGATGTTCGGCTGGGCGCTCCGCTCCAAGACGGCCCC